GACTATGCTGATAGAGGGAGCATTAAAGAAATACCTCTTACATTTACAGCAAGAGGAGGTTCTTTATTAAAAGACAATAAAAATGTTTTAGCCCCTTCTACATTTCCTCTTGCTTCCGACCATAGCGACTGGGATGGGCATACCGGCATTAAAGGCTTTATTTCAAACTTTAGTGCTACTTTATCTGCTGAAAGCGTAGATGTAGAGTTTTCTTTAGAGTTTGTAGCAGCAACCGTATTACCTTGAGGTGTTTAAATGTCTTATACAATTTTAACAGGAAAACAAAGGTCATTAGTTTTTCCTATTATGTGTAATGCGTTTTTAACCATTGACTATTCGGATAGCATACCCACTAGTGAAGTAGCGTATGGTATTTGGGAATTAGAAGAAGATTTTACTTTTGAATGTGTTTTGACTCCTTATGACATTAATGGTTATGGAAGTGAGAGCGAAACTGGACACCAAATTCCTGTGCAAGTTATAAATCAAAGTTCAAACATAATATCTTCTTCAAATAATATCACTACTGATTCTAAAAAAATAATGCCGGCACTATTTAAGTCAGTTTATACAGTAGGAGAACAATTTGATTATGAAAGTGAACTTTATATTACTAGAACTGCTCGCTTAACTCATGAAATGAGGATATTTTCCAGCACTAATTTACAAATTAGTTTGGTTAATGATACTTTACACAATGAGAATAATCCCGCTAGATATAAAATTAAAGTAGGAATAAAATTAGGTTCTAATTCTATGGAGTATTTTACTTCCGATGCTGTAATTTTACCAAATCAAGGATATAGATATAAATATGTTAGTTCTAGCGAAGTCTCACCATCCACAGAATATAGTCTTTCTGGATTTAATGATGAAGGTAAAATGGAGTATCATTTTATTGGAAAACCTAGTGGTGCAAATACAGGTGCAACAATCCCATTTACCAATTTTGCTTCTGCTTTAGGTTTTCTTTTTGGAGGAAATAAACAAGAACTCTTTGTGAGAGATGGACAAGATTTTATTTCTTTAGGAACTATAAATACAGCAAGCGCAAGTTCGGATAGTCCGAGAACTATTGTTTTAACTTCTTCTCCAACTGTTTCTCTATCAAACACAAGTGAATTATATATCAAAGCCGCTTTAGAGCCGGTTTATATTAACAATACATATCATATCGCTTGTTCATGGGATAATGAAAATAAAAAAATTAATATCTTTTTAGATGGAAAGGTGATTAAAATTGGAACACATACTAAAACAGATGACTTTTCTATGGTTGCAGAAGATTTCTTTATAGGGGCTACTGGTGGTGGTGCTACGGGTGCAGGTTCAGCAACAACTAATAAACAATTTATGGGAGAATTACACGAATTAAGTATTATGAATAAAAAAGTAAATAGTTTTTCGGCAATTAATAATTTAATGCCTAATTTTAATGATACAGTGCTTTACTTAAGATTTGAAGAGGTGGATGAATAATGGTCGTTGATTTAAGTCCTTCTAGTGCTAAAACAGATGCACCCACAAATCCTAAGTTTGCCGATTCATCAATTGGTGGCGGAACTGGAACAAACTCATCAATAATATATACAGTTATTGCTAAAGACCATCTCTCTACATTTACTCCTACCTTTCTTACTGCTAATGTTTTAACCGTAGATACTACATTAACTACTACTAAGGGATTTAGAATTAAAAACTATAATGCATTAACTACTGAAGGGGTTTTAATTAATCCCGCTGATTTTGCTACTTATCACTATTATGTATTAATTTATTCGGATGATGCTAAAAAGCATCATTTTGCTAGAATTACGGAAATAAAAACAGAAGATGTAGTAGGGGATGCTTTTGAGTTTGAACCAAAATTAGGAAATGAAATACCAAAAGGAACTGAGTTTAGAGTATTTAGAGGACATGAAAAAACTGATACTGATATAGTTGCTGTTTCTTTTGGTATTAAAAATGATTTAAGAAGTGCTCTTGTTTGTGCAAGACCTTTATTTTACTTTCATAATGAGTTATTAGATAAGCCTAATGAGTTAGACCATAATACTAAATATTATTGTATGCAAGCAGTAAGTGGAGGACAAACAAATCCAAGTGCTTTTAATACAACAAATGCCGTTGTATTTAGAACAATGCAGGACTTTGGAAAAACAGTTATAGATTACAGTAAGTATTCACATAGAGTTACTTTAACGGATAAATTAAGAGACTTAGATGATACCATAAGTGGTGCTATAACTATAAACGAAGGCGGAACAATTACTGCTGATACTAAGGACTATAATGAAATGTTTCCTAATGCTAGACGAGACATTGATGATTTAATACTCACCCGATTATACACTGGCCCAACTAGATATTTACACTATTCTTTCTCTCCAACTAAGGCTAATCTATTGTATAATGTATATGAACACTACAATACAGAATCTATTAATGGTAAAGGCGGCTTTGCTGAAACAATTGCTATTGATTCATCAAGAGTTTTACCTAAAAAAATTAAAGAGTTTACTCCGTATAGAGTAAGACATACTATTCATAGGGGAGACTTAGATGAGTTTAAGCCACTAAAAGCAACATATAGTTCAACCAACTCAACGAACAATTTTAATTTTAATACTGATTATAACCTAGAAACAGTTTTAAATGCAGGTGATGAAGTAAAGATTGATAATACAATACTCATTGTTTCTACTTTTGGCTCGCTGTCGTCGGGGGTGCAAAGCATAGCGTTTAGAGGCGAAGTAAGGACTGAAAACGAAGGGGCTTTTGCTACCGCTACGGTTTCCCCTACTGCTGGCGCAAGCCTCCACAGAAGGGCATATAACGCAACTGACGGCACACTTATGCTTGACATATCTCTCCTTAATGGGCGTTTTTCTAAGATGTATGTTTCTTTCTCTTCTTTTAACAATCATGGTAGATTTGCGACTGTTACCGCCTGTGATGAAGAAAAAGGGTTAATAACTTTATTATTTGCTAATGATAGTTATACTCCTAAAAACTATTTGGGCGGCGAGTATTTCTTATACATTGAAAGGTTTAATGGTGAGATTGAAAATATTGGTTTGAGTAAGGAACTAGGTCAGACACAAATGACAATAAAGGGTAGAGATAAGTTTAATAAATTATTATCTCCTATTATTAACTTAAATACATTATTTACTGAAGATATTATTTATTCTTCTAGTAGTCCTTATAATAAATTAGGAAATATTAAAGCGGGTCAAACTTACACTTATCCTTTAGGAACAGAAGAAATAGAGACAGGTCTTGTAGCGGGGGCTTCTTTTTTTGATAATTACCCTATTGTCGGAACAAAATTATTCACAGTTAATGGATATATAGGAAAAGTAGAAACATTGTCCGTCCATTCTTCAGTATTAAGAAAATTAATCATAACCCCATCATTAACTCAAATTAATGGAGAAGCAATCTATATGGAAATAGAGAAAAACTACATATTAAATAAAGCATTGGGTTCTTCTCATTTAACAACCAATAAACCTTCAAGTCTTTTAGGTTCGGCAAATAAAGGAATTATTTTTACATCTGGAACAAAATTAAATGCTGATGGAACAGACGGAGTTAATTTACCTAAAACTAGTTCAAATGCAATTGCTGGTGCTGAAGGATATGCTATTAAAAGTCCTTCCGCACTATTAAGTGATAATTCTTTTCAAACACTATTAGCAGACGAACATGGTAGTTCGCCTAATGCCGATTTTGATGTTTTAAATACTTTAATAGATTTTGAAGTAATTAATGTAACTAAAAAGGATAACAAAAATATTATTGAAATGGCTCCATATGTTCCAATTACATTAGGGCGCTCAGTTGAATATAATAATAATGTGGTTGATGCTACTATTACATCACTAGGAACTATTTCAGGCCAAAATCGTATTTCTGGATTTTTAAAAGTAGATAATGTTAGTGTTTATAATGTAAAAAAGGGAGATTCAATATATTCTGGAACTATAGATGGAATTACACCTGTTCTTGAACATTTTCAAGGTATAGTAAGAAAAGTAGATATTGAAACTATTTCGGCTAGTGTTTCGGCAACCATTCATTTAGATAGAAATCTACAAGGTAGTATTACTGGAGATACTGCATATTTAGTGACTAAAAAGAACCATGAATTAACAGTAATTAACGGAGCGCATTTATGGGGAGGAAAAATTTTAATTCAGCCTCATCCTACTTTTACATCAACTGGTTTAGTTCCTATAAATGTTGATAATACTAATGGAGCATCCACTATGGATTATACTACTAAATATGGACAGCCGTATTATAGAATATATGATGTAGGATTCGGTAATTTTGGGGCGAATCTTCCAAGTCTTATGGATAGTGGGCAGTTCCTTTTTCCTTCTTTTACTCAAAAAGGAAGTAATTACACTAGGTTATTAGAATCATTTAAATTTAAACCCAATACTGCTACTGAAAATTTAACTTCTTTTGGTAAACAGATAGTTTATTTAGAACTTGGCCTTTGGATTATAGAGGAATCACTAGCGTTTTAGGTTCTAATTTTAATGAATCTAGGGTTCTTGAAACTCTTCCCGAAAATTGGTCTATAACACCCACAAATACTATTAGACAAAATTGGCTACTAGGTAAATCAAAACTACAACATATTGACGATTCAGCATTAAGAAACTTTTTATACATTACAGGAGATTTATTACCTTACTCTTCTTTAAGAAGCGATAGTATAATGCACGAAAGCAGTAATACTATGACTAAAAACCTTTCTAAATATAAAATGCTATTATTAGAAAATAAAAATATAAAAGACACTTCTATCATAGAAGGACATAGAATAAGTCTAAACGATACTAATTATCAAACTTTTAATTTTTCTACGGAACAAGATTTATCTACTCTTAAAAGATTTGGGCTAATGAGATTAACTGAAGTATGTTATGATTTTATGTTTAATCCTATAAATCCTGAAAAACCAATCAAAAAACAATTATTTGCTACACAAAATATTCCTTTTTATGCTTATGATATTGTTTCTTTAGGAACTATTTCTATTGACGACCAAGAGATTACTTTTTCTTCTGCACCGAGTCCTGCTTTAAGTGCTGGCGACCTTCTTTATGATGATAAGGGAAGATTTATTGGAACAATTGATGGCGGAAGTGGAACTGAATATGATACAGACGGACATGCTTATTTAACTAATAATGGTGTGGCCGTAACTACTGCGTATAAAGTTACAATAAAACCAGGAACAGATATAACTTTAAGAGGGCGATTAAATAAAGATACTTTGTATAATATAGCAACTGGGTATTATCATCCTCTAAAAGCAGCAGTAGTTCCTTCTACTGGTAATTTAGGTAAAGGCTCTAGTGATAGAGTAAGAATATTTAATAATGACACTGATGTTTTTACTGCTAATCAAGAAGTTTATAGTCCTGTTATTTTAGCAAAAGGAAATGAAAATGCTATGACAGTAATAGCGGCAGCGGAAAACTTTACATCAACTGTTATATGGGATTTTTGTCAAGGAAAAGATACTCATGCGGCTATGATAGGTTTAATCTTAGATAGATTCCAAATAGAAAATGGAGGGAAATACCAAGTAGTTGCAGGACAAACCACTCAATTATTTACTGATGGTGACAATGAACAGATTTTATCAAACCATGCTGGCGGTTCAACTGATAAAGATACACACCTTGTTTTAGAATCAAGTTCTCATTTTAAAGATTACGCAAATACTGATTCGGGAACTTCTGCTCCATCATCAACAAGTGATGACCCTAAAGCGGCTGATGGCGCATATATGGTATTTAAACCTAGACTTTATATAAGCGCAAATACTCAGTCATGCACAACTACTAATACTTCAACGGCTCTTACTGTTGCTGATTCGTCTAAATTGCGTGTAGGCATGGTTGTCACAGGAACAGGCATTACAGGAACAATTACTATCGCTTCAATTACTGATGCAACAAATGTAGTATTAAGTGGTGCGGCAACAGCAAGTGGAACAAATACTCTTTCTTTTACTGCTTCTGACCTTACTTCTTCTAATGGAAACTTAAAATTAAATGTTATAATAATTGATGATGCTTTAGGAGCATATGATAATCACTTTTTAAAGCATATTGATTTAACTGGGTGTTATTTGGCTAGCGAACACGGCAGACATACAAGTGGTTTTGCACAGACTACTGGGAGTAAAACTGTTAAAAGAAGCAGTAGTGAGGTTGAACCGACTCAACTTATTCATGTTATTTCTCATGAACCGCACCCTACTACTACAAAACAACACCATCTTATTACTGATATTGAATTAACTGTTGGAAAAGCATACAGAATACTTCAGCCGAATGAAACTTGTTTGTATGACTTTATGCCTAAAAAAATTGATATGAATGTTATGAAACCATCTTATACTAAAATGCCGAACAGTAATAAAGTTTATGACATTACTGAAGGATATTTCTTTGTAGAAGGAATAGATGGCGATTTCGCAGATAAATCATACAAGGATGAAGGCGCACTATCAATGTTTGTTTTTGTTGATACAGATAAGCAATCCACTAATAGTGGTTCTTTAGTAATAAGAAATGGACAACAATTTATTAATGATTTATCATTAGACGATGCTCCTGTTCCTTTATTCTTCAGTGATGGAGATAATAACAAAAAAATAAATGTCACCTTTAGTCGTGACTCTCTATTCGGAAGCATGGAATTATCCGACACTATGAACGCAAAGGGAGTAATTTCTGCTTCCGAATCATTTACTATAGAATCAAACCAAGAATTAAAAATAAACCCTAAAAGAGCATGTATTGGCTCTACTGTAAGTATTGGATTAGAAGGAGATGACTTAATTAATGAACTTTTTGAACAAGAAGGAATTGAATTTGAAATTACATCTAATGTTCTTGCTCCTAAATACCTTGCTCCTGACTATCAAGGAGTAGATTTATATTCTGCTATTAGGTATGTTTTAGAGAAAAAAGATATGAAACTTCTAGAAGAAAATAATGTCTTTAAAATTGTTCCTGACAATGATTCAGAAAATCAAACTAATATTATTATTGATGATAGTGGAGACTTCTTAATTTATGAATTTGAAAAGGTATCTACTGTCTTTGATTTTTATAACGAGATAATTGTATATGGCGGAGCGCATAAATCTGTTCGTAAAGATGTTCGCTCTATTCAGAAAAGAGGTAGAAAAACCCTAGAAGTAAACGATAAAACTTTAATGACACAAGAAGATGTTAATTTGAGGGCTTCAAAACTTCTTAGAATGCATTCTTCTTTAAATGAAAAATTAACCTTTTCTATGGAAAGTAAAGGCATTAGTCAATTAAGAGTCGGTGATATTGTAGGTGTGGAAATCACAAGAGAAAATATACCTTTATCGGAATATGTGGTTTTAGAGATGAAACATGAATTAACTGGATTTATTACATTACAATTAGGAAAATATCATAAAGACCTTTCCGATATTTTTGCTGAATTACTAATGGCTAATAAAGAAACAAAATCATTTTTGAGAAGTAAAGATTTAGTGTCCAATGAACAAGTTTATAACTTTTTAGAGAAACTAAAGGTAAAGCAATTAAAATTATTAGTTCGTAGCAGGAATGCAAGCGGAGGGTTTAAGTTCGGGTTCGGCAACGCATTAAATACTGCGACTACACCGTTTGGCTTTTCCGAAGGAACAATTACCTACAATACCTTAGTGGAGGAAGATGTAAGATGATAACAGATAAATTAAGAGATTACATAATAACAGACATACAAACAAGAGTGGCTAGTGGAGATTTAGGTTTAGGAGGTAACTCTACCTTTCCTACGGCTACGACTTTAGATGTTCCTTTAGGATTATCTACTACTCAAGCAGTTTTAGTGGAGTCCGAATCATCATTAAATGTAATAGAGTTTAAAATCACTGTTCAAGGTAATCTTATTGATGGTAAAGTCATCCGAGAATCTGGGCTTTTTGATGGTAGCGGTGCTTTATTACAAAGAGTTAATTTTGACGGAGTAGGGCCAATACCTACAACAGATACTTTAGAAATTTTTGTTTTATTAGAGGTGGAATGATATGGTAGATAACCCAAACAAATACTCAGAAATGGGAACAGGAGTCAGTTTAAATGATATTAGAGATGATGATGATTTTCCTCATGCGGGTATAATTAAGGCATTATCGGATGGCTTAGGTCAAAATTATGCTATTAGTGGATTTGCCGCTACAAACATAAGTGCTACAAGTGTAGATATTGCTGCTGGAAAAATTATGCGTGATGGAAAAATAGTTGATGTAGCAGGTGATACTTTAACAATTGGCGCAGGGTCGGGTTCAACAGGCAATACTTATTCAATACTTGTTGCTCCTGCAAGTGGAGCAGTTATAAGAATACAAGGAACAGTAAAGAATAAAACACCTAATGTTCCTGCTGGAAATACTATTATTGGGGTTTTGGTTCATACGGGTTCTAATCCAATGCAATTACAATATTTAACAGTAGATAAAAGCGAAAATCACTTAAGTATTGCTAGAGATAATAGTGGAACTTATACGGAAGTTGGGGCTTTAACAGGAGATGCTAACGGCATTACAATGACAGGTTTATACAAATTAGATACATTACCTACCGCTACTATTGCTTCGGCTGATAAAATTATTTTACAAGATACAAATGATGCGGATAAAATTAAAACTGCTACTGCACAAGCGATTGCTAATTTGGCTTTAACCACCACTACTGCTACTGTTGCTACTGATGATAAGGTCTTAATCAAAGACACAAATGACGCAGATAATTTAAAAACTGTTACTGCACAATCTATTGCTGATTTAAAGGTTGAAGCAGACACTTTAGATACTGTGACTGGAAGAGGCAATACTACTGGTAATGATATTACTGTTGGTAGTATTCATTCTACTGTTAATCAAAATATTTCGTATGAAATTGTTTCCTCAAATGCATCAGGGCAACAAACACCAGTTATTACGGGAACAAAAACAGTAGTCTATATTGAGACTCTTGCTAGTGCAGGAAATACTGTGGCTTTACCTGCTCCCGCTTCAGGAAATATTCTTTATATTATAAATCTAGAAGGCGCTCCAAACAATATAACTCCTTCTGTTGGAGTTATTAACTTGGGTCAAGCAGGGCATCCTAAACTTTCTGCACAAAATGTAATTACATTAGGCCCATTTGAGCATATTACCTTACAATCAGTTAATGACCAGATTGCTCCCTTACAAACAGGATTCATGATTATTAGTGATTGATTATGACAATAAAAGAAATACTAGCAAAGTCGCTCTTAGGAGCAATTGTATTCTCCTTTTTTATATCCGTAAATTATGTGCATAGTCTATTTTGTGAATTGTGCTGATTTGTAGCAACAAAATTCAAAATAAGCGAAAATTAAAATTTTTGTTTAACTAAGAAAAAACCAAAAAAAAGAGAGAGGCCGAAGCCCCTCTCAATTTGTTTTTTCAGACCAAATGCCTAAGCAAGCCCTACATTCCCACAATTTTACTTGCTCGGTTGAACCCACATAAAAGCCTAATAGTCTTTTTGCGAGCGTTTGTTCCTTACAGTAAGGACAAACTTGTTTTAATCCCATATAATCACTTTGTGTTATTGTTTTCATTCATCAAACGCTTCATATATTCTTCAACGCTTTCATCGGTGATATTAGTTCCACCAAAAGCAGCAAAGAACAAAAGCATTAGAATTACCATGAAAACAAATAATCCAAACCATTCCCAGCCTGTCATTACCAATTCACCTCCAATTCCAAGTGTTCTCCCTTTTCAACTGAAAAGGCTTTAACAAATCCGTGTTGTATTCCGTGTTCCCATAAGTCATAAACTAATTGAGTATCTTTCATGCAATATTCTACTACTGCATCATATTGGCCCATTTTCCATAACTTAGGTGCATCTGCGCTATCCATTAGTTTAGAGTCATTCATAGTGCATTTAACTAGATTACTTAAAGGGAATCTTTCTTTATGTCCTTTCAATAAATCTCTTGATGTATCAATAAACTGTTCTTCTTTAATATACTTATTTATACAATAAATATCCATTGAGTCTCTTAATATAGGTAAATCAAATGCTTTTATATTATGACCTAAAAGACGGCCTCCCTTTTGAAAATGCTCGTCTAAGTCGTATTTAAGTTCACTTAAAGATTTAACTATGTGGCCTGATTTAGCAAAAGAATCAACGGGTTCATCAACATAAACAGTTCCAGTAGTTCCATCCCAAGTAGCAACAGTTGATACTTGAAACATATGAGTATTACCGAATCCGCCTACATCATAAGACATATTCTTAGTTTCAAGGTCAATCGCCAGAACTGACATTATAATCATTCTCCAGTATTAGACCAAAGTTTGCTAATTTTTTCTTCTTCTTTATTGACTTTTGGTTTATCATCTAAATCGGTTCTTCTTTTTAGGAAGCAAACGATTTGTGAACCCGCAACAATTAGTTGAGAACAACATTCCCATCCATCATCACCGTAAGTATTGAGAGTGTCAATAATTACTTTTGGCCCTTTTGATACTTCAAACACTAAATATGTATTTTCCCATTTCATTCTTCATCACCTTGTATCAACCTAATATAAGTCTTGTTTCCTGCTTCTTTCTGTTCTTCAAACTTGTGTCTAATTACATCGTAATGTCTATACACTTGCGCCCTTGACTTCTTAGCCTTGTTTCTAACTTCTGTTAGGAGAATTGTTTTATTAACGAAGCCTTCCTCGTCTTTATTTAATTTGTCGTAAATATCTAAGAATACTGATTCTAAGGAGTTTTCGGCAATACTTTGCCGCTTCGCTCGTAGGCTTCGCTCTAGCCAATCAACCAATGTCATATAACACTGTCGGATAATCGTTGCCGCTTGACGGACATTATGCCCCGTAACAATAAATCTTTGGTCTTTATCTTTGATAGATGGCGCACTAGCCACGCTACACAGAACAGACATTTTATACAGTATTTTCATCAAACGGGTGGTAAAATTACCCGCAATTTTAGCAACATCACTTCTAGTATTATGTAGGTAGGCTCTCATATTTTCATATTCTAGCCTCAATACATCATTGAAATCAGCAGTATAAGTCATAGTCTTTAATGGGTCGCCACCCATATCATTATATCTTTCTTGTGTGATTTTATACAGTTTAACCATAGCCTTAACATATTTGTCAATGGGAGCATTTACTTCTTCAACTGTTCCTGCTTTCTCAATCTGTTCTAATCTCATCTTATGTTGAATAAACTCAGGAACATCCCAAACATATAATAACATTCTTTGTAGGACACCCTTCTCCGCCATAACATCATTTAGATTTGTTGGAGGATAAGTCATCGCTAATACTGAACGCTCACAAAAACATTGCATTAGTTCTCCACCAAAAGAGGTTAATGCTTTGGAGATAATCCAAGATTCTCCTGCTAAAGAGTTCATTAAAGTATTTAAATATACAATTGAGTTCTCTTTGTGTTGTGTTTGTTTAAAGATACCTGAGTATTCAAACTCATCCCAGTGAGCAAGCCCATTTCCTTCTAAAACTCCTGGCCTTCTTTGATAATCTACATTACCGTCATCATCTACTTCTTTATCAAAACCACCAATTAAAACCGAGTCTGTATAATCAGTTACACCGAATGTATCAAATACTCTTTTCATAGGCACATTGTCAGCATTCAAATAAGGAGGATGAGTGTTTAATTCATTAATTGCCTTAAATGTTCTATTTGCTACTGGGCCAACAAAGTTCCATAGTGTTGATTTACCTGTTCCCGAAGTTTGAATCCAACAAAAGTGTATTCTTGTATCTTCGTGATTTCTTCCATTTGGTATTGTAATAAAGTCTTTTACTACTTGTCCTAAAATAGTAAAGAAACTTACTCCTGCGGGAATATCGTTATAGTGTGATACTTCCACAGCAGACTTTTGAAAGTCTCTTACTACTTTTGGTAATGCTTCGCTAAAAACACCTGCGTTTGTTTCAAGTGTTCCCATATATTCTTCTTCATCATATTCATCATTCATATTTTCACCTTCTCTTCTGAGTTTAGTGTAGAGATTATTCTTTTGGCTAAGGTTTCTCCGATACCTTCAATCGCTTGTAGTTCAAATGTTGAACATTCACCGATTTCCATAATTGAGCCGTATTGTTTTATTAATAATTTTGCTTTTTTAATTGATACGCCTTTGACGCTACTTAGTAAATCTAATCTTAAATCATCTGTTGTTATTCTTTTAAATACTTGTGGTTCTATTGTTTCTCTTGTCATTGGTTTCATTTTACATACTGCTGTTATAATTAACGCCGCTTCTTCTTCCGACTGAACCCAGAAAGGTTTTATGTCGGTGTCTAAAGTGATGCGCCCTATCGCTCCTAAGAACTTATTATTTAACATAATACTTCTTGTTCCGATAGGCATTTTAGATGGTGCATTTTCAATTACATTCATAATTGCTTCTTGCATATCTCCGTGAATAATAACTATATTTGTTTTGTAATGTCTATCCATATTATCTAATTGTGTCCACATTCTTTTAGATAATACTGAGCCTAAAAAGTCAGTGGCGGATTTTGCTTCAAAACAAACATCATCAAACACATAGTCGCCTATCTCAATCCAACGCTGTTCATATTTGATACTTAAAGCCTTTGCCTTCTGCATTACGAGTTTAGCCAGTTTAGACTTCTCTCTTGAATCAATTACTAACATTATGATACCTCCAACACTTTCCTACACAATACCCTTCACTTATTAGTTTATCACAATGAGGTGTATTGTAGTTATTGAACACTGTGAATCTTGCGTGTTTCTTTGTTTCTAATTTATCCCAATCTAACCAAATAGAATCCGAATCAGCAAATACTCTTTCTAATTCTTCAACCACTAAATCAAGAACTTTCATTTTTTCCGAACTGTTATTTAAATCACGATAGCCGGAAATCAAATCTCTATACCAAGATACTAAGTAGGCTCTTGACATATGCGATGGATTCTCCGTCATTACCGCATTATGCAAACAAGGCAACATTGGGAGTTTTCCTACTGTTTTTGGAACAGAAATCTCGCCTCCAATCGCTTCAATGGGGGGTGCATCGGGAAAGACTACCTCAATTTTGCCGCCCTTTTTGAAAGGAATATGGCGAGGACTTGAGGCTATGTTGAGTATTTCATTTAGACTCTTAGAAAGGTCATCTTCTATCAATGGAACGCAATAATAAGGAATACCCTTACTATCAGATGAAGACATATTTACTGTATTAGGAACTCTTCTCAATCTAGTTGTTTGTCCAACTCTTTCATCCAATGAATTATTTTCTCCCACCTTAGAAACTAAGTATTGTTTTATTTCTCTAAAAAAGGTTTGGACATTTCTCATGGTCGGTGTTCTTTTACCAAACAAAAATAAATGAAATCCTCTTCCTGAAAAGAAGAGAGTGTATTTATACTGTCTATTTAAAACCAATTCCATCACCTGTTTTACATCACGCCATGCTAAATCTAAGTTATCTTTATGTGCATCAAAATCTAAGAAAACTCTATCTATAATAACAGAAGATTCTACCTTTGCTTTCTCCGAAAAATGTTCAAAGTCATATACGGTTGTATATACATTCGTTCTATTATTTTGAGCATTAACAAAGTCAGCATATTCATTCCTCGCTAAGACGACTTTTCTTTTCATTTGCGGGGCGTTTCTTATGTGACTCCCCGCCCATACTTCCCTCGGATATTTCATTGTTATTCCCTCCAAAACTAATTGTTGCACCTTGTAGTAATTGTCTAATAGTCTGGGCTACTTCGCCCGATAAGACTATCATTACTGTTTCTTTTAGTAGTTCATCAAAGTGCATGCCTACATATTCATCTTTTATTCTTAAATCATGGACTAATTTAAATTTTTCAATCAAAGACATCTCGCTATAAATATCATTAGATAAAATAGTCACTGTTTCGTTTAGATTAGATATTTCATTAAATGTCCAATTTCTTCCTAATACTTTTTTCTTAATCAGTTCATTCATTGTATCACAACCAAGTATCTTCTTGTGCCGAAGGACAAATACCGAAGAAAGAACAATGAGAGCAGGTCTTATAATAGAACTTGGCTTTGAACTCTTGTTGTTCATAAGACTTAATAAGTTTAGCGATATTTAATTTAACAGAAGTCATAGAGCGTGGTTTTACTTTTTCTACCGTAACATGATTTGCGGCTGGATAATACCAACCCCAATGAGATACTTTCATATCTTTATTTAAGCCGTGTTTAGCAAGAACTTCTTCTGTGCAATTTTCAATCATCAGTTGATAGAAAGCCATTTCTTGTCGCATAGAAGTAGTCTTGTAGTCTTTCCATCCTCCCGTCTTGTATTCAAAAGGAATTAAGTTACCGTCTTCAATAAAAATACGGTCAATAATGCCTTGAAGTCTTACTGTATATGGTCTATTAAGAGTGAACTCTTCATAATTATTCCATGCTCCGCCTTTATATGGCCCAACAGGAATAACAATTTCACTATCAAATAGTCCTTCATTTACAATGGGCAAGTATTCTTCTGTTTTGCCTTCTGTCCTAGACTCAATGAATCGCTGTGCTTCAAAAGAAGCAACAGTTAATGAAATATCAAAATAATCATCAACGGGCATTAAACTTGTGCAGTATTCTAATACTTCACTATTATTCATAGATTCTGCTTTCTTCAAGTCAAACTCATTAAAGAAATCTTCACGATAGTTATGTAGAATCGTTCCTTTCCTCATCGCTTCTGTTTGGTCTTGCGGTAGTCTTTGAATATAACTAAAGGTATATTTTGTTGGACACCAATTAAAAGAACCTAATGAAGATTTACTAATCTTCAAAATAGGCTTAGATGGGTCATCAAAGTTCTCCCAGTTCCAATCATAGGTAAAATCCTGCATTGACTTTATTCTTGCTTCATAATTTTTATTTATTTCTTCTTCCATGTGTTTCACCACCATTCTTCAAGGCTTGTTTGTATTGCGCCCGTTCTAATGGACGATATATCCCACCCCATAGCCTTGAAAATGGGGTCGGCCTTCTTGATTACTACTTGAGAATAATGCTCCCAATCAGGATTACAACCTTCAAAATCCTCGTAGGTTGTGCCTGATAAGTATTCAACTTTTCGCTGTTCTTGTGTTAAAGGATGCGTAAATGTATCATTTACTCTTATTACTTTCATAAATAAATAAGAATCATCAAAATTAGCGTCATTTTTCTCCCAAGCATACAAAATACCTGTAATACCCGAACCTATTGATGGCTTCTTTCCATCAAGAGTAGTAAATCGCTTTGTTTCTGTTGCACACTTTTCGCAAACGCCATGAGGCAACTTAATACAATCTCGTAAATTATATTTAGTATTGCATTCGGGGCATTTTACCGTAAATCGGTTTTGTCTTAACCTACTTCTTTTGATAACAGAAGAAATAGGAGTTTCTCCAGTAATAACAGATTGGTGTTTATCATGTAGATACTTCACTATTTCTGCTTGTGTATTTTGCCCTACCCACATTTTTAATGTGTCAAGTTGAACTTCTTTTGCTAATTTAGTCTCACTTACTCTTTTTGCAGTAAAGCCAGTCATAGTGAACTTTGGCTCATCAAGCCAATGCCCATCTTCCCAAGATACTAAACCGGCGTTTCTATTCGCAGTAATACCCACACCAAGAGAAGAAAAATACTTTTCAAACTCTAAGGAAACGGGGTGTTCTTCTAATCCCATCACATTAGGAAATGCTTCTCTTACATGGGCCTCAATCTCTTTAATAGATTCTTGGGCCTGTTCTACTGAATCAATTTGAACATAAATTGAATCAGTGTGTCCATATACTACCTCCATATAATCACTTTAACCATGTAAAGAGCATACCGACTGGTTGTTTAGCCATTTTAGCCACTTCTTCTTGTAGTTCACGAATGCACATTATAACTGCATCATTTTTGTTATTTTGATGCACTTGATAATCAAGGTCTTTTTCAAGTCCTGCGATTCTCTTTTTCAAATTTCTAATTTCTGTTTTTAATTCATCTAATTCTTGTTTCATATTACCACCGTAATTATTGTTATAATGGTTGCTATGTTC